CAATACCCGCTAAAGCTAATATTTTAATAACTAAGTTATTTTCTTCTGAAGGATGTAGTTCAAAGTCAATTGATTGTGTCGCATCATAAAGAGCGTGATCACCAACAACAGTGTATCCCCAATAAATATCTTTTGGTTTTCTAATATAGTGACAATGAACATTGTTTGTGAATGTTGGATATATTCTAAACCCTCTTGGCATGTCTATATAAACTGCGCGTTTTAGAGTAGGTCTAGCTAATGGAGAGTTTTTTATTTTTAACCACTCGTTGTGATTTATTTGTTCTATTTCACCAAAACCTGTTTCTAAACTTCCAACTCTATATAGTTCTTGTGGTTTTTGAAAATAAGGTGATTGATAGTATAATAATTTTATATTTTTAAATATAGCTATTTTTTCTTCTAATAGTGTTAATATATCTGAATACTCTGTGCTATTTCCAGGTAAACGTCCAAATTGATTTATATCATAAAAATATTGCTCAAAGATATCCATTTGAGCATGATCTGCAAAAAGATTAAATTCTTGTGGAGTTATATAACCTCTTTGTTCTTTATTAGCGACCGCTAATACTTTTTGATATACCGTATCTATATTAACCATAGTATTTTTTTATTGTAGTTTGCAATCGCCCCGTAGAGCGACTGCATCTACAAGGTTTTTACATTAATTGTTTTTCAATATTTGCATAAATTTCCATACCTTCATCAGTTTTAAACCAAGAGGCTAAAGCTGAATATGGATGTTCATCAAAAGGAACGTTCATTAGTTTTCGTTTATTAGTACCCCACATAAATGTTCTTTGGTCTGGTGAGAGTATTAATATACCTAATTCAGTTGCTTTAATACCAAAGTTTCTAAGTTGAACATTAGGGTCATTTACTAAGTTTAAAAATAAATCTGGGTTTTTCTTAGCATATAATAGTAAATCACGCTTAAGCTCCTTAGAACTCATCTCTGCTACCTTAGAACCGACTTGGACACGCATTACTGCTTCGGCCATTTCTATATCTAAGTTTTTAGCAGCATTTAAAGCTTCTATTTCTAATTCTAGTATATCTATTTCGTTTATAGCATTCTTAACTGGATTGTGCTCTCTAAATAATCTTCCACTGTGAGGATGATATAATGATAATAATTTTTGTAAAGTTTGCTTATTTCTCGGTACATTAAGTTTACCGTTTCTAAAAATGATATGCGCTAGTCTAGCTTGACTTCCTTCTGGAAACTCATCAACAAAAGGGGTTTTTTGATTTTCAGTATATTTTAATTCTCTCTCGTAGCCTTTAGCTTCGTCAAAATAAAAAATATTTGAAGATCTCATAGAATAAGATAAAGGTGTTTTTTCACCCACTAAATAGTAGTTTCTATCTTTAATTTCCCAACCATCTTCTGGATGAAGAGTTTTTTTAATTTTTGGTCTTGGAGTTTCCATAACCGGTACTTCTACTTTTGGTTGATTTACAACCGGAGGAGTTTCAACAACAACCTCTTTTTTTGTTTTTTTTGCCATAATATAATATAATATAAGTTAATAAAAAAAAAGGGGCGCAGAACATTTGCGTGTATGGCGCCCCTTAATAAAATAGTGCTTATTTCAATAACATGAAATTGTTAGCACCTTGTGTAATTAAACATCTTTCTGATAAGTAGTTTATTTGCATTGCATCTAAATCAGACGTAGCTGCACCAACAGAACCAGTTACCCAAGTTTTCATTCTTCTATCGTCAGTTTGTGAAGCTCTGTAACGAACGTGTAAGAATGGTCTTTTTAGGTTTTTACCTAATTGTTGATCATAAACTGAAGATACACCAGCTGGGATAAGTACCCCTCTAACTGGAGCAGTAGTATCTCTATCGTTTATACCACCTCTTGTTGATTTATCATTTAAATATCTCATGTCAGACTTGTAGAAATCGTAAGATCCACGTCTGAAACCAGAGAAACCTAAATTTAATGCCATATCTTCAGAGTTGTTGAATACTCCCCAAGAAGTACCACCAGCACCGTAAGAATTCATTGAAGCTAGCATGTCATCCATTGCAAGAGATACTCCTCTATTTACAAATATCATGTTTTCTTCAATAGCACCTTGCTTATCAAACTCAGCTAATATTAAGTCAAACTCAGCTAAATCAGTAGCGGGGTTAACACCAGTAATACCAGTAGTAACATTACCTCTATCTTCAATAGCCGCGAATAAACCTTCAGTACCAGCATTTGTCCCAAGACCAGCAGCACCTGCGAATATAGTATCAACAGCTACAGATGTAGAAACAATTTTTTCTGCTTCTAACATAGTCATTTCTAAGTAATCAGTAAAACGAGCTCTAGTATCACCTTCAGCTTTTAAATACCATAGATAACCGTTTTGCCCATCTTCACCAGAAACTTCAACCCAACCGATTTGTGAAGCATCAGATCCTGAGATCTCATAGTAATCCTTCATAATAATTGGTTTGTTAGTAAAACTTTGGAAACTTGGTTTAACAGTTTTAGGTCCAGAAGCAGTAATACCACCGTAACTTCCTTGTCCTTCAACTCCTTTGTTAAATTCAGAACCATAAACTAACACTGTACATGCAGCTGATGAGCTAGTAGAAAAAGCAGATAAATCATCTAAGTTTTCTTGCTCATAAGGTACACAAGTTACAGTAGCACCTGAGTGAGCTGTAACGATACATTTTGCTGTTCCTTCTGATGTTGCTACTAATACTTGGTCGTTAAGTCTTATACCGTGAGTACTAGTTAGCGCATTACCATCAATATCAGTAACTATTGTAACAACTGAAGTTCCAGTGTTTACAGTACCAATATATGATAAATGCAGTCTACCTTGTTCTGTCCAAACTACTTGGTCAGAAGTCATAGCCTCTTCAGCCCCTACTTGTGAAAGAAATCCTGAAACAGTTCTCGGTCCGAAAACTTCAGCCTCTTTTTCCATAAGGTCTGGTAAATATTGTTGCGCCCATCCAGCTGTGCCAGACGACGTAAAATCAATGTAATTTGATGCTAGTGTTTGCTTTTGTGGAGCTAAAACACTATTCAAATTACTTCCTGCTGTAATTGCCATTTTAAATTTGTTTTAAATTATTTATTTATTTTTGTTTTAAATTTAAAAGTCGGAGAAGTATCATCGCTTAACACTTTAAACTTCATACCATCAACATTAACCTCGGAATGTGATTGCCTAGGATTCATATCGACGTTTTTAGCTTTAGCAATGCTATTTTTCATAGCATCTGCCTTGCCTTGCTCATAAAAGTGATTTGCTATAGCGTCTGGATTCATTGCTGTAAATAATGATTTATGATAACCTTTAGCATCTTCCATTTCATAATTTTTGTTTAGAAACTTTCCAACAAAATTATTTATATCGCTTTGTGTTGTCTTAACTTCATCAGGATTTTTAACATTAAACCTATACTTTTTATCTCCAACTTGATATTCAAAACCTTTGAAATCATTATTAAAAACTTGGTTAGTTTGATTTATAAAAGTATCTTGCTGTTGTTGAACCACTCTAGTTTCTTCTTCAGACTCTTTGTTGTATCTATTAAAGAAATCCATAGCTTTTTGTTGTTCAGGTGTTAACCTTGAACCAGCTTTAACCTCTTCATAGTATTTGGACTTTTGCCCGTCCAGGTGGGCTTTAGCGCTGGCAACTTGCTCTTTTAGCGCTATTTTTTTCTTTCTAATCTCTCTATCTTCATCTACTTCTTCGTCGTATGAAAACGAATCATCTATTAAAAAATCAATTTCTTCATTTGATAAATGAGATTTTGTTTGTTTATAATACTCCCTAAGTATTGTTGTATCATCGTATTTAGAAAAGTCTTGATTTAAATTTACATAATCTTCTAGCGTACCACCAGTTTCTTCCATAAAATCTACAACTTTTTGTAAATTTTCAGGTAGCGGTGTACCAGTCTCTGCCTCTTCTACTTTAGCATCAAGTAATTCTTCTGTAAGTTCAGTTGCTTTATCTTTAACTTCTTCTTCAGTTACTTCTTCTATTATTGGTTGTTCTTGTGCTTGTTCTTCCGATTGTACTTCTTCTTGTTTTTCTGTGGTGTCGGCATTATCATCGACTGCAACCACTCCCTCGTTGTCAGGGTTATTTTCTTTAATTTCATCTTCTTTTGGTGTTGGTGGTTTGCTTAAATCTATTTTAACAACACTATCATCCTCAGCGCTTTCAAATTTAGATTTATCTATTTGAGGAGTTTCCTCTACAATAGTTTGTTCTACCTGTTCTTTTGTAGTCTTTTCAGCTACTTCTTTTTTCTTTTTTGCCATAATATAATATAATAATAATTAATAAATAGTTTTACCTTGGATCAAAAGTCCCTAAATCAAAGCCTCCTCCTAAAGTATCATTACCTGCTGACTCAAAGTTTTTAGGTGGTTTTCCACCATTTCTTTGATCAATCATCTCACTTTGTTGAGTTGCTTGAATTTTAGTTCTTTCATCTTTTCTATCTTCCTTTTCTTTTTCTTTTCCTTTTGTAGCCTCAACTTCAGCTTGCTTTAATTGCATGTTAAAATTAAATTCAAGTTCCATTAATTCTTTTTTGTAATTAACTTCTTGTGCTTGTTTTTGAGCATCTAATTGTGCTTTCATTTGCTCTAATTGCATTTCAATCTCTACATTAGCTTGATTTTTTTGCATTTCCATTTGTGCTGCCGCTTGTTGAGTTTGAATATTAGCTTGAGACTGCATTTGGATATTTCTTTCTTGATTAGCTTGATCTTTGGCTAATTTCTTTTCTCTACGTATCTTAAGTAATTGATTAGCTAATTTAACATTTTTAATATTTCTAAGATCAATAGCATCTGCTAACTCTATTAATTGTTGTTGAAGAGCCATTTGAATATTGTTTTCAAGCATTGCTTTTTCTTCATCATCTGGTGCTAATTCTATAAATATTCCAAAATCATATAGATGTAATTCTTTTAACTCTTCTAATACACCAACGTTATGAGCGCCTATAGCTTGTACAAAAGCATCGGCAGTTGGAGAGTATTCAATAATATCAGATATTCTAAGCGAAAGACATTCTGCAACTTCACTAGTTAAAAATAGTCCACCTTGTAATATATGCCTTGTTGCTGTATTACTATTTGCTGCTGCTAATTTCTGTACACCAACTAAAGCGTTTTTATCAGGCGTTGCAGCATCTCTAGCTTCGTTTAATCCGGTTACATCTCTTATCATTTGTAAATAGTAGTTGTAAGTTTGTATTAAACTTTGCATCTTATTATTGCCAGCGCCTGATTGTATTTCTTGTATTGGTATTTTACCAGGATTCATATCACCTTCAGAAGTGAAGCTTCGCCCAATTACAGAACCAGTTTGGAAGAACATATTTAACGCTTCTTGTGGACTGTAATTTGTACCATTACCCAAATCTATCTCAGCAAGACCATCAGCATCTAAATAAACACCGTCTGGTACCATTCTTGATAATACTTGCTGTAGTTTTAAGT